CGCGGGTTTTGCCACGCTTTGCAATACCGTCACCACGGCTAGATGCTGATCCTACTTTGCCGCCGCGCTTCATGCCCATCTCAATCACATCTTCACTACGACTAGTTCCACCGAGCTGCCTGCGCTTATTGGCTTGAGTCTCAAGCCTGGCCTTACCCATATCCTTCTCAAAAGGCAAACGCCGGCGAGGCGATTCTAATTGCGCCATGGATTCTCGACGCTTAACCAAATCGCTTCCCTTGGTAACCAACTCTCCTTTGGGAGACTTTGTAGCAAGCTCTCCGCCACGAGTGGCCAACTCACCACCGCGCTTGGGAACGGGTTTCACCTCTGCTTTAGGCTGCGATTTAACCTCTGACTTTGGCTTTGCTACAACCTTCGGGGCCGTGGTTTTCAAAGGTGTGCGAGAAAAACCAGCGGTACTAGGCTCGGCAAGGTCTGTATCACCTACTGATTCAATACGAGGGGTTCGTACCGGCGCAGACTCGGCTTTACGTATGTTGCTAAGATCTATGCCCTGCTGGTCGTCCATTTCAGACATAACTTGGCGCAAGGGCTTCCTTGGTGTGCTGCCAGACATGATGGCCTCACCGCTACTATCCCTAACAATCTCGCCGCTGCTATCCCTTAGTGGCTCCCGGTCTATATCAGGAATGTCGCCACCTTCTTGGAAACGCCTGCGCTTCTTCATACTACCCCCTACTTTAGTAGCAAATTCCGTCCATGGACGGAATTACTTCATCACGACCATCGTGCCTTTAGTCTTGCCACGCTTGGCGCATCCATCGGCAGCTTTCACGTAACCACCGGCTTTGAACATCTTGCCAAGGTTGGGGCGCTGATCCATCTTGCGGAGCTTGGCATCCTCTACTTCTTGTTGCATCGCACCCTTCTCTTTTTGGGTGGGTACAAGATCGTAGTTAGGGTTGTAGTTCGTGTCGCCATGGCGCCCACGGCCTTTACGGGGATCATTTTCAGACATTATGGACCCTCCACTTTTGTATCCACGCTCTTCACGTTCTTTTTTCTTTTTCATCGCATTTACTGCCGAAGCTTCTGACCCAACGCCGCCAGGAACAAGGCTTCGTCCTATTGCATTTGCGGCTCGCCCTATAAGCGATTCGCCTCTTTTTAAGCCGCCTCCAATTGCGGATTCTGATCTTGCGGTTCTTGTTGGACCTAAACCACCTGCCATTATGGTTTGCTCATTTTTTGGTGTAAATCCTCCAGCCAATATTGACGCCTTTAGCCGTTCGTCTTCGTCTCTATCTGTCACACCACCTTCTGCAAATTTACGTTTTTTCATGATCATTTCCTTTCAGCGAGGGCATCAATTTTTGCTTCAAGTCTTGCAAAGCCTGAGTCAAAGCGTTCAATAATCTTTTCCATGTCAGCACGAACTTCTGCGCGAGTGATGTGATCACGGGCAATTTCCTCCCGAGTTCTGTTAAGTAGGATCTGGATGCGCTTCTGTTCATCTGAAGCTTGCTTAAGCATGAACATCACCAGACCCACAAAGAACGATGTGATGAGATTCCAAATAAGAGCGCCCGTATCCATTTAGCACTTCCATCTGCGTCTTGCCTGCCGTATGCGGCTATTGGGATCTTTGGCTGCCTCAGGGAATTGTTTCATCTGGCCGGCTGAACGCGCACAGAAAGACTTCCTGCGTGCGGCATCTTTCGGGCCAGGATTATCACTGGTCACAGCCGTCTTGAGCTTGCTGCCGGGGTTGGCCTTGCGATAAGCTGCAACGCCTTTCTCCGTCATGCCAGCACCTTGCTTGGTAGGTCGGAAATTGCCTGACTTCACTGAAGTGGCAATCCCCATCCCTTTGGCCTTAGCCATAAAACACCGTGACTTTGGCGTTAGTTAGTGTGGCGTAAGCGCTTGTCTTACACCAAACACCATTAGCAGGAATAAGTACAGCAAAGGTTTCACCATTAGCAACCGTGTTAATGATGAACTTACTTGTTCCACTTGACCCGCCGTCTTTAATCTCAACGCTGCCAGTAGATGAGCCCGGTTCAATAACCAACCCGCGGACACGAGTTGGCGTAGCCGAGACAGCACCAGACGCAGCAAGAGACTTGCCTAGAACGTCTGTGTCCATAAAGCACCTCTATTAGGAATCAGCGAAGGGTGTAGCAACCGAACCAGAGCCAAGTGCAATACCGTTGACCATGTACTTGTTCGCTGCAATCGCAACGATCTGGACCCATGAGCCAGCAACGCCACCGGTTGTCGTACCGTTGAAGTTGATGAAGTCATTGGAAGCACCGGCCGTGTAAGCCACAAGCGCATTGGAAGAATCAGTATCAACACCAAGGATCGTACCGACAAACTTGTCAGTGCCATCGGTACCAATCTTGAGTGACGAAGTAGCAATCGTGGTGGGAACCCAGATCGTATAAACAACGCCTTCGTTGTTAGCCGTATTGGGATCATTGCCCGGGCCAGACGAGGATACGTTAGCCGAGGTATTGATTGATGGAAGTGTCAGAACCACGTTAGCTGCAAGGGTGCCCCCAACAGAAATAATCCGGCCTGCATGGGCCACGGGATTTAATGTGGTACTGGAAGTGATCTCAACGATCGTGGACGGGCCTTGTTGATAAATACCGCCCAGGGAACGGACTGGACCGTCAAAGGTAGAAATAGCCATGTTAACTCCGCGTAGTAGCGCATCCTCATACCGTCTCTACTAAGTCTGCTAGGCCAGTCGGTATGAGTTAAATCCTAGTAGGGTGGTTGTATCAGTTTGTGGGGTGGGTGTCAATTCGTTTCTTACGTGCAGCCAGCATTTTTGCTCGCCATTCAGGATCTGCCCACAGAGCTTTAGCAGCAGCTTTCTTGGCCGCTTTAACTTCATCACGGTTAGCAATTTCTTTGTTATTGGCAGTTTGTTTTGCCGCATATTCTGGATCGGCCCACTGAGCTTTGGATTGCTCGCTAGTCTTTTGGCGGGACACGGCTGTTGTGCGACTACGTTTAATACCCTCGGTTCGTTTATCACGGACGGTTGAATCGGCCCATGTAGCAACGCTTGCTTCTGATTTGCGGCTTCGAGCCTCATCAGTGCCTTGGACCTCTTTTTGTGCCTGAGTAACCTTTTCAACATAAGCAGGGTCTTGCCACATCTTTGATGTAGCTTCGCTCATGGTTTGCCGGAAAGCTTCAGTATGAATAAATGCAGCCTTGCCAGCTTCACGTCTAGCTATGACCTCTGGATCTTGGAGAGCCTTGCGAATGGCTGCAACGGTTTTTTCTTTGTATGCTTGATTTGCCCATCGCTCTCTTGAGGCAATCATATTTCTTGTTATTTGTTCATCGGTGCTCAGTGCTTTACTTATATTTTCCCTCCACTCATCGGTTCGTATAACTCCACTAAGACCTTCGCCTCCATCGGTCAAATTAAATAGCGTCCCGGTTCTAATATCTCGCCTACCGTACAACTCAATAAGTTTCATTTCTTCATAGAAAGCCTCAGCCTCCTCTAGACCGTCTCGGACGATCTCAATAATTGGTTCAAGCTTTTCTTGTCTGAGAAGCGCCAAGAATGCGCCAAAGCCTTTATTGCCACGAACTCTTTTGTTCCAGTGATACCAGGCTCTGTCGCCAACACCTTTGCCAACGTAAACAACCTGCTGGTTCTTGGTGGGACGTGGATCTTTGTAAACGTATACGTAGTACATCTGTGACTCCTTAGTGATGGAGTCTGTAGTATACATGTATGGATGGAGATGTGCAACTGTATGTACTGCTACATACTCTACAAAACAGAAACCCCGCCGGAGCGGGGTTCTGTGATACAACGCTAGTTACTGATTTCTACTGTGAAATCAATGACTTACGTTACGCACCTTGGCTTCCGAAGATACCGAGCGGATCCGAGACCCCGAATGAGTATCGCTCTCTCGCTTTATATCTTACATTGCCCGTGTCAAAGTCACCGTCCATTCCAGTACTCATCGGTGTCCGCACGAAGTGCTTCAATCCGTTGGGTACATCGGTGGTGAGGAACCAGCCGTTCGTGTCGGTCAAGAAGTGGTTGATCGTGTAGCCTTCTGGGATCGAACCGTTGTTCTTGATGGCGTTGATGTCGTTGTTGTTGGTGCCGACACGGAGTTCGGTTTCCAACAGACGCGTTGCCACGAACTGGAGGTTAGGAGGAACGATAAGCTTGCGTGGGCGAGCTGCGATCAACAGATCACGTTCGTCGGTCCAAGCTGCGATTTGAATGACTGCGTTTTCCAACGAAGTCTCGTTCAAGTCTGCCTGGGTCGCGGGCGTGTTGCTGTTAGTGCCGCCGGATACAAGAGGATGTGCTGTAGAGAACAGAGGCTGGCCGTCACCGTAAGTAACGCTTGATGCCCATCCGTTGTTCAATACGGCCGCTGCTTTCACCTGCTTGGTGTATGCCATGGCGCGAGCAAGTGCCTTGGTATAACGTGAGCTGAGCGAATCGTACAGGTTGTCTTCGATTGCCTCTTCGGTAATCGAGAAACCCATAGCAATCGTCTCGTGGGTGTAGCGAGCTGTCCAAGCTTCCTGCGCGTTGTCATAACGAATCGCAGCGCCTTCGTTCTTGACCGGTGCGGCCGAGAATCCAGACAGCTTGGTTTCCTC